AGCCCGCCAAGCCCGCCAAGCCGCAGCCGGCGGCCGATGGCAAGGGCGGTAAGGCCGCCGCGGACGACGACGGCACGAACGGGCTGTAGGTGCCCGGCTTCGCGCAGATCAAGGCGGCGGCACGGCTAGCTGTTCACAAACAGTTCGCCGTGCCGGCTGTCTATTACGGCGCCGGCTTCCTGGCCGGCGTTGCCGTGACTGTCCGACTGCATAGTAAGCTGGTGACGCACGGCGAGCTAGCGACTGACGGATACGCCGAAGTGCTGGAAAACGTGACCCGGCTCGCCTTTTCGGAAACCCTTCTGGCCGCGGACGGCGTTACCTTGTCAGTCGGCGGATATGTTACGCTGACAGATTACGAAATGAGTTTCACGCTATCCGAGGCAGTTCCGAAAGACGGCCCGGAAAATATCGTTTGGGACGTGACACGAAAGCGGGCATGACGGTAACCGTTCTCGCCGATGGCCTGGAAAAATTCGCGGACCAGATGGCGAAAATGCCGGAAGTGTCCGCGAAGGCAGCCCGTCTTGCGATCAACGATGTAGCAGACCGCGCCCGCCGCCGGATCATCCCGGACGAAATCGAAAAGCAAGTTTCCTTTCCGGCCGGGTACCTGGCTGACGATGACCGGCTTGCCGTCGTGACCCGGGCCACCGACAGCAGCTTGACCGCGGTAATTGCGGCCCGTGCTCGGGCGACCAGCTTGGCCCGGTTCGCCCTGAATGGCACGCCCGGAGTACCGGTACCCGGCGGCTTGTCTGTCCGGGTGCGGCCGGCTCGCACTGTCAGCCTCGCCAAGGCGTTCCTAGTCCGCTTGCGGGCCGGCGCCAGTCTTACGGAAGATCACTTCAACGTCGGCTTGGCGGTCCGGCTCAAGCCGGGCCAGAAACTCCGCAACAAGAACGTCACGGTTGTTGAGACGCGGTCCGGGCTGACTCTTCTGTACGCGCCTTCGGTTGACCAAGTCTTTCGCACCGTGGCTGAAGATATCAACGGGCAGCTAAACGACGAACTGGAAACCGAATACCTGCGACAATTCGACAGACTGACTTAGGAATCGTCATGACCGTTTATCCCTTGTCCCGCCGGCTCAACATGCTTCGCACCCTCGCGAGCATTGTTGAAAACGTCAACCCGGACAACGGGTACTTGGTTGACTTGACCGAGCGAGTCTATATCGGCAAAGCGATTTTCGGCGACGAAGCCCCGCCGCCTGTTGTCACCTTTCTGGAATCTACCCGTATCGACACCGTCGATTGGCCGGGCCAGGAAGCCTTGGTTCGGAAAGTCGATTGGCAGTTGTTGTGCCAGGGCTGGATGCCGGACGGGGCCACCGACATGCTGTACTACCTTTCCGGGTGCGTCACCCGGGAACTGTCCAAGATATCGCAGATCGACAAGAACGGCCGTCCATCGTACCCGGATTACTACCGGCTCGGCGGTCTAGCCTCGCAAGTACGGCTCGGATCGCCTATTGTGCGGCCCGTGACTGGCGCCGAATCGGCTTTCTTCTATCTCCCGCTTGTCGTGGAGTTTAAGGAAGACTTGTCCGCGCCGTTCCTCTAATATCTTCCCGCGTCCTACAGAAAGGAACTTCCCATGAGCGTCACCGCTTCGACCGGCAAGGAATACACCCTGGGCCGGGGCCGGCTCTACTTCGGCGCCTTCTCGGCTGCCGCGGCTTTCGATTCGGACGGCTTCCGCTATCTCGGCAATACGCCGTCCGTGCAGATGACGCAGGCGGCGACCAATCTGGATCACTTCGACAGTGACCAGGGCATCAAGGTCAAGGACGCGTCCGTTGAGCTTCAGCGGGACATGACCGGCCAGTTCACGACGGACAACATTTCGGTGGACAATCTGGCGATCTGGTTTTCGGGCAACAAGACCGCCATCGACCAGTCGGCGGCGTCCGGCATCACCGAGGATTTCACCGTCAAGCCGGGCCTCATGTACCAGATCGGCGTCGATGCCGACAACCCGATGGGCATTTCCGATCTGGCGAGCATGACGGCCGCCGCCGTTATCGCCATCGCGGCGACCGGCACCCTGACGTTCAACGCGCAGCCGGCCGACGACGACACGGTTACGATCAACGGCGTGGCGATCACCTTCAAGGCGAGCGGCGCCACGGGCAATCAGGTCAACAAGGGCGGCAACGCCGCCGGTACGGCGCAAGCCCTGAAGGACTTCATCAACGCCCATCCCGGCACCTTGCTGGTTTCGGCGAGCGGGTCTTCCAACGTGCTGACGCTGACGGCCGTTACCGCCGGTACGGGCGGCAACAGCATCACCCTGGCGAAATCCGGGACCAACCCGGCTCTGTCCGGCGCGACGCTGTCCGGCGGGTCCAACGGCACGTCAACGGCGCTGACCGACGCTGACTGGACGGCCGACCCGGCGTCCGGTACGTTCGTCATCAACACGGGCGGCACCGTGGCTGAAGACACCGTGGTTACCGTGACGTACGCCACCAGCGCCGGGGCCGGCAATCTGGTGTACACGCAGGACCGGCCGTTGTACGGCGAGCTTCGCTACGTCGCCGACAATCCGACCGAGACGAATACGGACTACTTCTGGCCCTACGTGAAGCTGACGGCCACGGGCAATTTCGAACTGAAGGGCGATACGTGGCAGCAGATCGAATTCGCGTTCGAGGTTCTGAAGAAGACCGGCTTTGAGCGCGCCTACGCTCGCCGCCGGGCGTCGTAAGGAACGCATATCATGACCACGCTCGCCGAATTCACCCCGGCGACGCGGGTTGTTCCGGTGAAGGGCCGCGACGGTATTACCGTTCGCGGCCTCAACTTGAGCGACTTCACGTTGCTGCTTGCCGCCTACAAGGATACCGCCCAAACTGCCGCCGATGAATTCTTCTCCCTGGCCGCGGAAGAACAGGACTACGCCACGCTGGCGTTGACCTTGCTGCAAGCCTACCCGGTCATGTGCGGCCAGATCATCGCGTGCGGGTGCGGCGATTCGGGCTTGCTCGAAAACGCCATGGCGCTGCCGTTTCCGCTGCAAATCGAGTTGCTGACGGCAATCTGCGAACTCACTTTCGAGGAAGTCGGCGGCCCAAAAGGCTGCGCCGCCACCGTCGCGAGAGTGGCCAAGATGGCGGGGGTGAAGACCCTGCCGGCCAGTCTGGCGAAGCTGGCGGCGTGGGCCAATCGAAATTCGTAGTCGGCGATTTCTTCAACGTCGTACGGCGTGAAGTCAGTTTGCTATTGTCGGAAGGGCACACTTTCGCTCGGGCATATCCGCTATGGATGGTCCGGGCGGAAGCAGATATAGTGCAAGAACGACTGGCAGACAGGATGGCGTCCGAAGCGCATTTGACTTACGCCGCCATGGTGACTGTCATCACAGGCAAACCGGCTTTGCGGGACGCGGTGGATCAACTGTATGGCGACGAAAAGCAACGTTGAACTTCTGATTACCGCGAAGGACTTGGCGACGCAGCCGTTCGGGGCTGTGACGAACGCCATTGCCCGCCTTACCGCCAAGCTGGCCGAGCAATCGGCCGCCGCCACGACCGGTGGCGCCACAACCCGCGAATTGGCCGCTACGCTGCGCGAGTTGGACGCCGCCGGCAACGCCCTTATCAAGCAGGCGAATCTTGTCGAGTTGTACAAGAAGCTCGGCGAGCAAACCGAGAAGGCCGGCGAGAAAGCCAGCGCCGCGCGGGCCGAGTATGAGCGGTTTAAGGCCACGCTGGGGGCCGACACGACGGCTGCCGAGCAAAAGCGCCTGGAGTCCTTGGGGCGGGCCGCGGACCGGCTAGAGGGCCAGCTTGCCAAGGCCAAGGGGCGGCAGGACGCCCGCGGCGAGCAACTGAAAGAGCTTGGCCTAGACCCGGCCGATCTGGCCGCCGCAGAAGCCGCGCTGGCCGGCGTGGCGGCCGAACAGGTCAAGGTGCGGGCAGCCGCCCAAACGGCCCTGGACGACTACGACGCCAACCTGCGCCGGCACAAGGCTGCGGTGGCCGAGGCAGCCGCAGCCGAGAAGGCCGCGGCCGACCAAGCGAAGAAGAACGCCGACCAGTACGCCGCCTTCTGGACGAAGGCGCTGGACGAACAAGAGGCCGCCGCCAAGGCCGCCGCCGAAGCCATGCGAGCCTTGCTTGCCGCCGACGAAGCGGACGCCAAGGAAGCGGCCAAGATCGACGCACGGGCCAAGGCCGAGGAAGAGGCGGTACGGGCCTTCCACGAGAAGGCGGCAGCCGCGGCCGAGCTACGCCGGGCGGCCGACTACGTCCGCTTTTGGGAAACCGAACTGGACAAGGCCGCCGAGGCCGAGCGCCGTAGCGCCGCGGCATCTGCCGAGTGGGCGCGCAAGACGGCCGACGCAACGGCCAGGTACCGTGCCGCCGTCAGCGGCGCCCGGACGGCTGGCGGGGCCGCCAAGGGCGGTCCTGGGGGCTTCCTGGGGCTACAGCCCTATGAGCTTCAGAATCTCGGCTACCAGATCAACGACGTGATTACGCAGCTTTCGAGCGGCGCCAGCCTGACGCAGACCTTGGCGCAGCAGGGCGGCCAGATTTTCCAAGTGTTCCAGCGGCAACTAGGTTCGTTCGTCGCGATCCTGCCGCGGCTCATTGCCGCGGGCGCCGTGCTCGGGGTGGCTGTGGCCCTCTTCTCGCGGATCGCTCAGAACGCCGCTTCCGTGCGGCAGTTCACGGCCGAGCTACGCTTGTCGGCGGACGGGGCGAACTACTCGGCGGCGGGCCTTGTCGCTCTGCAACGCCAGCTTGAGAAGCTCGGCGTCAGTTTCGAGGATACCGCGAAAGGGTTCCGGGAGTTCATCCGCTCAGGTATCCGCCAAGACCAGTTTGCCGTCTTCGGCGAGGCGGTCGCCAACATTTCGCGTACGCTGGGCATCGACTTCCCGCAAGCGGCCAAACTGGCGGCCGAGGCAGTCACGGGCGGCGGCGACGCCATCCTGCGTATGAACGACGCGTTCAACCTTCTGTCGGCCGCGCAACTGAAGGCCATCAACGAAGCGATCCGTAGCGGCGACGTTGAGAAAGCGCGGGCTATCGCTTTTCAGGCAATCATCGACAAGAGCCAGGGCCTTGCCCGTAGCCTGGACAGCGACCTAGTCAAGGCGCTGAAGAACGCGAAGAACGCGTTCACCGACCTGCTTGACCTTCTCGCCAATGGGGCGCTCGGCCGGCTCGCCGTGAAGACCATCGACCTTCTCGCGTCCGGTATCCAGAATGTCGTCAACGGCGTGCGGGCCATCGTGGATATTCTGCCCGGCGGCGGGGGCATCGGGAACGATCCGCGCCTTGTCGAGCAAGCCCTGGCCTCCGCACAGGCCAAGCTCAAGGCCCTGCAAGGCCAGGAACCGCCGCTACAGCCCGGCCTTGGGGCCGCCCGGCTCGGGCCAGGGGCGGGCGCCCTGCCGCCCAACCCGGGCCTAGCCCGGTGGCAGGAACAGCAGAACGCGCAGATCGCACAGCAGACCGCCATCGTGAACGCCCTGCAACAGCGGTTGGACGCGCTCAACCACACGGACGAAAAGCGGACAGCCAATCAGAAGGAAATCGCCGCGGCGACGGAGCGACAGAAGGCCGCCGACGACGCGTACCTGAAATCCCTTGCCGACCAGATCAACCAGCACAAAGGACTCAACAACGCGATCCGCGTCGAAGCGGCCGGCCGGGAAGCCTACCGGGCTGCCATCGACAAGGGTTTGAGCGCGACGGCCGCCAACACGGCCCGGCTCATGGTGGAGAAAGAGGAACGCCGGAAGATCGGCGAGGAAATGCGGTCGCAGGCCGAAAGCCTGGAAAGCGAACTGAATTCGCTCATAGCTGCCGGCGGCAAGGCGCAACGGGAAAGCCTCGCCGCCCGGCTCAAGGCGATTGACGACCAGTACGCGATTATCTTCAAGAAAATAGAGGACTACGCCCGGCATGGTGGCAGCGCGCTAAACGGCGTGCCCATCACGGATCTTCGCGCCCAAGTAGAACAGGCGAAAGAGTTCCTGAAGACGCAGGAAACACAGAAGTTCTATGACGAGAATATCAATCAACTCTTGCAGGCTCGGCAACAGAAGTTCGCCGATCTTCTGGAAGACGTGCGCGACGGCAAGAAGACTTCTTCCGATGCTTACCGGGAAGCGTCGGAATACAACAGCCGGATCGGCAAGGAACTGGAAACCCTCACGGCGCAAGCCCTGGAATGGGCAAAGGCGCTGTACGCGGTCAAGCCAAGCCCGCAGCTTGAGTCGTTCATTTCCCGGCAGACCCGCAACCAGGGCAACGCTACAAGCGCCAGCCGGACGGCCCCGCTCGGGCAGTTCAACCAAAATGCAGCCGACGCCGGGTTGCAGCACGTCAACGAAATCGTCCAACGTCGCAATGATTTTGAGAAGGCGTACCAGGGCCTCGCCGCCCGGGGCGTGATTACGCAGCGCGAGGCGACAGCCGGGATTTCGCGCGTCTATAGCGAAACCAACGACGAACTAGAAATGGCAATCCAGCAAGTCGAGCGGTTCGCCGATGCGTTGGAAGCCGCAGGCGAGTCGT